TGCAAAGATTATCTATGACGCCTTTCCATACACGCCACAAAACACCGCAGATGAAAAACCAGTATGGATTCCGCACGGCAATAGCTGGATGCAGGACATCGCCCGCAAAGCCGCCAGAGACATAGCCGCCCTCTCACTCCCGGCGGCGGAGCGGGCGGTGGCGCATAAAACGCGTCATCCTAAATGAAATCAAGCGTAGAGGATTGATTGAGTGGAAGGCGCGACGTAACCACGCTGCATGGCTCGCAATTCAAAACAGCCAAGCTGGCATGAGGACCAGACCTACAACCTGCAAAGGAAGAAGTCATGACCCACTACGAAACCGTCGGCGGTCGCCCGACCCCTGGCATCACCTACATGAAGCTCATCAACAACCTTCGCGAAGCCCAAGAAGCCTGCGCCATGCTATCGCACCTCGCCCATACCGAAGCCGGGATCAAAGATATCGCCCTCGCCAAAGGCTGGCTAGTCGTCGCCGAGATGCTTCGCAAGATGCAACACCGTGTCACCGAAATGGCCCAAGGCCACCTGAACTAGTCAGTAGCCTTGACATACCTGCGCTAACGTGGTATAATAAGATATAATCAGGAGCCTCGCCCTATGGTAGACACCTGCCCCACCTGTGGCTCGATCACCACCCGCCCGCTCTTCACCACGCGGAAGCAAAGCATCTACGACTACCTCCTGAAGAACGGCGTCTGCACCACAGACGAAATCAAACGGGCTGTCTATGGTCCTCATCCGCCCGATTCCAACATCATCTCCGTTCACCTTAACCAAATGCGTGAAACCCTCACCGCCAACGGCCTGAAGATCGTCTCCTGTCGTGGCCCCGGGGCCACTTATAAGATCGTTGAAGTAAAGGTCCGAACCAATGCCCCTACCTAACTCACTCCACGCCTACTCCGACTGTCTTGATTTCTTCGAGCAGGTGGTCGATGACCCAAAGGGCGGTAGGGTGTTCATCGGCGAATATGCCAAAGCCCATTACTTCCGTGCGCGATGTAACCAAGCCCGGAAGCTGCACCGGATACAGAACTCGAAGATACACGATCCGGGGACCACGATGCATGGGTGTTCCGAATACGACCCACTCTGCCTACAGCTAAAGATGGACACCGAAAACAACTGGTACGTCTACGCAGTGCGGATGAAGATCGATGCTTCGCAGATCGATCTCCTGAGCGAAACCGAAGACGCGCCACAGATCACGAACCAAGCCCCGCTCCAGATAGAGGACATGACCGATGCCAAGGATTAGAGAATGCCCAAAGTGCGGCGCCAATATTAGCCATACCTATTCACCTGCTGAGCCAGATGTTGGCATCTTCACCTCGACAGGTTGGTATTGCGGAGCATGTGATCTACTTGTCGAAGACGATGATGACGACTACAACCGCAGCCATCGCTTGGAGCTTCGCCATGGGAACTAGACTCTCCCCCGAAACCTACCTTCAATTCTGGCAAGAAGCCTCTGGCTTCGAATTCGGTCTCGAAGTGAAGGTCCACCCTGAAGACCAATCGAAGATGGTCAACGCTCTGTACGAATGTCGAGACACCTTCGGCGGGTTCGAGGATATGATGATCTTCCAACCGCAACCGGCGGGGACGTTGTTCATCATGAAGAATACCGTGGAGCTTCCCGAATGACTGACGAACCCGCCCCTACCGATCTCAACGTTCTCATGTCCCTCGATCCCCTTGAACTCACGCGGCAGGACCGCGATGCGATCATCGCCTACCAGCGCAAGCAACGTGGCCAACGCGAAGCTGGGGTCAAGACCAAGAAGCCGAAGGCCGAAGGGACGCCAACGATCGACATCAAGGCCCTGCTGGGTACGGTACCGAAGGCCACGCCGAAGCCCGGATCGACGATTCGAAGGAGGTTGTGATGGCTCGGGTAGCTCGAACAGCCGAGGAAATTGTCGATTGGCTATTAGCCAATGCCATTCCTAATGGTAAATGTCTTGAATGTCACTTACGCCCGTCTGTAGATCGAAAGAATCGTGAACGACAATATGTCCAAGTTGGTGGTCGTTTAGGAAAGAAATGGGGAGTGCCAAGGTTAGTTCTACACATTAAAGATGGACCATTAGATGATGATATTTGGGCACTTCATAAATGCGATAATACTAAGTGTATTAATCTTGATCATCTGTTCAAAGGTACTGCTCAGGATAACACTGATGATATGATCTCTAAAGGTCGTAAAGTAGATGACCCTGAAGTTGGAAAGCGCCGTAGAGAATGGACGTGGAGTCGAATTAAGCCTCTGCTAGACAAAGGGATGAACATCTATGAAATCGCCTTCGAGCTTAAGCTCTCAGCCAACACAGTCAGAAACTACACCGCCGGAATTTACGTCCCCGTTCCTGCCAGGAACGAACATACAGTATGCGATTGACTCAACTAGCCTTGGCTGGCTAAAAACATGCCCGAAATTATATTGGTACCAAATGATCGAAGGCTGGACGCCGAAGGACGAATCAGTCCACCTGCTCTTTGGTTCTGAGTATCACACCGCGATCGAGAACTTCGACAAGGCTCGTGCGCAAGGGATGAGCTTTGACGACGCAGTGGATATCGCAGTGTGGCAGCTGTTGATCAATATCAAAGATTGGGACCCGGACATATCGACTCGTGCCGGACATTACAAGAACCACGGGACCCTGCTCCAACTCGTCGTGGACTATTTCGACTTCTATCGCAACGACGCATTCGAGACCCTCATCCTTGAAAACGGCGCGCCTGCGGTGGAGCTATCGTTCCGGTTCGCGCTGGATTGGGGGCCGACCGTTGGCCAAGGCCAGCCCTACATCCTCTGTGGCCATCTCGATCGCGTCGTCACCCACCAAGACGATCGTTACATCCTCGACCATAAAACCACCACCACCACGCCCGGGCCATATTACTTCAACCAGTGGGCTCCAAACAATCAAATGACCCTCTACACCTTCGCTGGCCAAGTCGTCCTCGGGACCGTGATCCGTGGGGTGATCATCGAAGCTGCACAAATCAAGTTGCAAGAGCCCAACGCCTTCGTCCGCGGGTTTACCTATCGCACTGACGATCTCATCGACGAATGGCTGCGGGACCTCGAATACCATCTCAACGCAGCCGAAGCCTTCGCCGAAGCGGGTCATTGGCCCATGAACGATACCGCTTGTGATAAGTTCGGCGGCTGTCGATTCCGAGAAGTGTGTAACAAGAACGCCGGGGTGCGTCAACGGTTCTTAGAAGCTGACTTCGTACAACTGCCCTTGGAGGAAAGATGGAATCCCCTAAAGCCACGATGATGAAGACCGACACTGATATGATAGCTGCCAAGGTAACGGCTGATCTCATTGTAAACCTACTTGATCGCTTCATCCCTTATGCTTGTCAGCGTGAAGCGTGGGCCTGTATAGCTGAAACCTGTTACAAGGAAGGCTATGAGCTAACCTCCAAGCTAAAGCGAAAGGAATACGAAGCATGGAAGCAGCAAATCGACAGCTTAGGGCCATCCTACCACTGCTCAAAGCCCGAATAACCGACCGTTCCGATAGCCACTTCACCCTCTCGTTCGGTTCCGAGTACGGCTCACCAACCACCATCCGGATCAGTTGCAAGACAACCGCATTCGACCTTCACGATGGTGATCTACTCACGCTGTATACTGAAGTTTTATTAACCAAGCCACAAGGAGAAGGATGATGACACATAAAGATGGAAATACTTTAATCATCGTCACAGAGCCAAAAGCCAAATGTGAAGAATGTGGTGCAGTAGATGAGCTTCGCCCTTACGGCAAGAACGGTGCGAACGTATGCTTTGATTGTGCAATGAAAGATGAGGACAATGCTAAGGCCATGTTCGTGAAACGAATGAACGGAGATTCCTGATGCCATCCCTCAACGATCACCAGTCCATTAGCCTCGTCAAGTTGCTCCTCGTTGGGGATGCGAAGAGCGGCAAAACCGGCTCGCTGGTCTCACTCGTCAAAGCCGGCTACAAACTCCGTATCCTTGACTACGACAACCTGCTCGATATCCTCCGAACCCTCGTAATGAAGGAGTGCCCTGACCTTGCGGAAACGGTCGAGTTCAGAACTATCCGTGACAAGTACAAAGCTACCGCAGCGGGGACCGTCATTGATGGTCCACCCCGTGCCTTTATCGAAGCAACCAAAATGCTCGATTCGTGGAAGTATAAAAGTCTCGATGGTACTGAAGTTGACTTCGGAGTGCCTTCCAATTGGGGCCCAAACTGTATTCTCGTCATCGACTCGCTATCCCGTTTATGCGATGCGGCGTACGATCGGCAAGAAGCGATTACACCTTCCGGAAAGTCTGGTGAGAAAGATGGTCGAGCAATTTACGGCAATGCTCAAGACGCGGTAGAGTATATGCTCGCGATGTTAACTTCGCCGTTGATGGCTACCAACGTCATCGTGATCGCTCATGGTGTTTATATGGACCTGCCCGATGGCACCCAGAAGATATTCCCACAAGGGATCGGCAAGGCCATCTCGCCGAAGATTCCACAGTACTTCCCTAACGTTATCCGTTATAAGAACGTCGCAGGAAAGCGTACGATCCAACTCAAGTCGGACCCAATGATCGATCTGGCCAACGCTGCACCGTTTGCTATGCCAGAATCTCTCGATGTCGAAACTGGCCTCGCCAAGTTCTTCGAAGTTCTCCGTGGGAAGGTTGCGACGCCTCCTGCGGCTGTGAAGAAGGTCGCTACGTTGAGGAGATGAGAATGGATAGCTTACGCGTTACTGACAATGCTTCAAAGGCCGTTGCCACCCACCCACGGGTATCGCTTGACGATATCGAAAGCAGCATTAATGCTGTGTATTACACCACTGCCGCTGAAGCAGTGGCCGCCACTGATCCCGATCTGGCGGCGTTGCGGATCCCGCCGGGGAATTCTCCGGACTGTCCCAAGCCGGCCTAAATTGCTGGGCGCTCCCGTGCAGCGCCTCCTTATTCTTTACGCCGCATGATATCGCCTCCGCTGCTCGCCCTTCGCGGCATCATCAAATCT